ACATTCACGCCTGGGCTGATTTGAAATGGCATTGAATCTCTCCTTTATTTTTATTAAAATACTAAGCAAGTTTGCTTTTTAGTGGTTTTTCTTCATCTTATGTATAATTTTGACAGATTACAAAGTCCATCCGTCCTCATTGTCCTCGACTATCCAGAGTTGTCCATCATCATCCACATATGAAGTAGGTCCTGAAGAAACACCATCATCTATAAACCCAAAAGGAGTCATATCATCTTCAATTTGTTTCATCTTATCCTCATAGAGGTCCTTACGAATATCTAGGTTTGTTAATTCTTTGAAATATGATTGGGTAGTCAACCAACCAAACAGAACTAAGGTCATCACTAAGTCATCGTGGTGTCCAGTTTCAGCCTGATATGATTTCTTCTTCGAAATGAAGGAAACGAATTCTTTAATTGTGTCAAAATCTTCAACAATTAATTTATTCTCTTCCACCATACTCTTTAGGAGAGAGCATCCAATTCTCTTCACTGCTTCTGTGGTACGAATACCGTACTGACTTTGACCAGAACCAAATCCACCATCTAGGGTTTGTCCTTTTCTGCCACGAACCGTAGTGACCAGAAGACCATCATATTCCATTTCGCTGTGAAGAATGTCCGCAACCTGACCACCAATGTCATTTAGTTCTACTAGAATGTGGCAGTTATTATATTGTCTTGCAGCCGAATAGATAGCGTTCGGATAGACAAGTGGAGACATCATATTGTTTCGAAACTTTGCTACCAGTCTATACGGCATTTCTGTAATGTCCACAATTGTAAATGCGTGATAATCTAATCCTTGTCCACGGGAAACATCTACACACATTACATAAGTATGGTCTTCCTCTGGTTCGACCAACACATCAAATCCCTCATCGTTTGAAAATACTGGCTCATTGTATGATAACTCCTTGAGTTTTTTCGACTCAATGAGAGTATTGACACTACCAACAAAGTCACATTCAAATTCTGTTCGGAATTGTCGTTCGGAGGTGTTCGCAATGGTTTCTTCTTTCCACTTCTCATCACGACCTGGAATCTGACTCCAGTGAACCTCAATAGGCACATACGAACTTCTGCCATTTATTGCATTGTTCCAGAACTTATAGAATAGGTTCATACCGTGTGGTGTTGAAACCATCAAAACTTTTGTTGTTTCACCAGAAGTGATTGTTGGATATACCGAACTGAAGAATTCATCTGCCACTTCGTGGGGAACGAACGCAAATTCGTCAAGGAAAATTAGGTTGAAAGAACTACCACGAATTGCACTTGAGGAAGTCGCGGAAGCAAGAATTCTTGAACCGTTTTCGAGTTCGATTGTTCCTTTATTCCACTGCTCTACACCCTGCTGAAGCCACTTTGGAAGATGTTCATATGCTAACTTCAGACGGTAGAGAAGTTCCCGTGCAGTTGCTTGCTTGTTGGCAAGAATGGCTACACTTACTTCAGGATTGAAAAGAACGTAATGCAAAAGATAAGCAATCGTTGTCGTGGATTTGCCAGACTGACGAGGCAGTTTACATATTACGAAACGATTATCGTGAATCTTAGTTACGATGTCTTCTTGAAAATCATATAGTTCGAAGGGAATAAGACCTCTATCGAGGTGAACAATCTGTACATATTTCTTGATGAAGTAGATGGGGTCTTGACCACATCGTAAATATTCAGCCACCTGTTCTTTGGTAAACTCAACATCTACACCCTTTGCTTTTAGATTTGGGTTGCCTAGATAATGTTCATTTTGACTCATTGTTTTCAATCCATACTTCTTTACCAACGACTGGAGAACTCAAACCACCTTTGGGTTTTCCAAGCATCACTGGACACCAATCACCACCAAAATGTCCCTTTGCTTTCATATCTGCTAACCACTCTTCGCCAAAGTTTTCGATTAAGAACTTATCTCTTGCTTCGCTGTGGCTGTTGTGATATTTTGTACTCTGATAACATATAGGGTCGAAGTCAGTCATTTTTTGCTTCATATTCTACATCAATAATGTCTTGTTTTTCTTGTTCTTCGATTTCACCTTCAATCATTTCTTGCTTCTGTTGCTTAAGAAGTTTCTGAAGTTCTTGCGTCGAACCAACGAACAAGGAATTGTTTGTAATATTGTTTGCTTTTTGTCCACCATCTTCTTTTCGAATTTGCTTCATCTTATTGTGCATTTCGAGAAGGTCTTTGTTAACATCAGCAACATTCTTAATCATCTGTGCGGCAACTTCATATGCTCTTGGTGATTCTGTTTCAGATGCGACAGTAAGAATACCGTCAATTGCAGTATTACCAGTGTCTATAATTTCTTTGAGGTTCTTTCTTACAAGATTATAGTCACGTTTTAGTTTATCTTCTTCTGTGGTGGGAATCATAATTGGACTTCCACCAGCACTTTGACCATCGTGTTCATCTTCTATGTTTTCCAAGTCCAAAGCATCAGTCAATTTATCATCAATATTTTGTTTATCATCTGCCTTCACTAATTATATCTCCGTAAATATCTATGTCACCCGTACCGCTCCCCCAAACTCTTAGCGTAGTGTTTGCGGCATAATCTGAAACATCAGAAGAAGCACCAGAAGGTCCTGTTACACCAATGTCTATCATAGATGCTGCCGCGGATGTAGTACCCGCAGGAACACCACCCTCGAAGAGAGTTGCCATAACTCTCTTGATTCTTTCGCTGGTGGAAATCTTTCCATACACATAGGACTTGGCGGTAAAGGTAAGAGTCCAAGTAAGACTTCTTCGTGTGTCGTAATCACCTTCCCAGTCTTCTTCACTATCAACAGAATTCAAAATTAAAGGAATGTCCATTCTTGAATGCATTGTTGTGGGATTGATAGTGACTGTAAATTCTGGAGTGAAGTACGGAAGAATTTGCTCAATGATTTGTAGACCATCAGCCATATGTTTTGTCATAATATAAAGATTGAAGTTTACCGAGTAGGGAACTTCAGCATATGTGGTGTCCATCTGCTCGTCACTGCCAGACTTTTGCTTGGAAAGTTTTTGCATTGTGTTTCTTTTTCGAGAGGTATCGTATTCGATATTCTCAATTTCGAAACTCATACGAGGAAGGGTCATTTGAACAACAACACCGTCTTCGTTTGTAATTGAACCACCCTCATCAAGGCGACGAAGATATTTCTCTTTGTTTCCGTATGCAAGAGGAATTCGCATTGATTCTTTTTCTGAGCCGTCTGATAGATATCTCTTCACATAGATGTTATTGAAGAGAGAACCAAATGCAATTACTAGATTTCGTAGGGAATCGTTTTTGAAATGTGTAAACATTAGTATCCACCCTCACTAAACGGGTCGATGTCTGTGAAGTCAAACACATCATCGGCTTCTCTTTGTAGACTGTCTGATTCATCGAATGGGTCAGTAGTGGTATTCGGTATAATGTTAGTTGTATTGTCCTGAGTAGCACCCATCGAACCAGTTACACCAGAATCAGCACCTGTGATTACATCACTCGCAGTGATGGTTCCAATTATGTTATGAACACCAAGAACCTTTGTGGTTCCTGACCAATCAACAACATTTGCTGAGTAGTTGCTGGCGGTAATTGGTTCACCAACAAGGAAGTTGCCACTATTTGCAGTGAGAGTTAGATTGACCTGTACTGCTTGGTTGTCACTTTCGACAGTATCAACATCTGACCAACCAGTTTCGATGTCTTCTTGACTGTACTGGAAGAGTTCACAGGACAGTTTGTATGTGTATAGTTTTCCGAGTTGATAGAATGGGTTTTCGTGTTCGACAAATTTAATTTCAAACAGACCATTTGAAAGAGGAAAGTAAATTAAGTCTCCTTCTTTCGGTCGAGTCATTGCAAGTTCTTGTTCAAATCGTTTCTTTGAAACAACCAAAGACATACTGTCTTTAATCTCAAGACCAAACTTAGAAATGAAATCACCATCTCCTTCGAATCCATCTACAGACTCAATGAACATTTCAATTTCTGTTCCACTTTCAAACTTAGAGATAGTATCTTCGCCAAACAACTCGTCTTTGTTTACGAGTGTTCTGGGAATGTATACCATATCCTGACCGTGAATCTTAATAGTTTCAATGGTCAGGTCTTCAACAACTTGCTGTTCGTTGCTAGTGTGTTTGAAAAATGAATTCTTTGCCATTTATTATCCTACTATGAAGCCAGGTGGCTCTTCAAACTTTACTTGCATCTCTTCTTCAATTCGCTGAACGTGTTCATTCGCTTGGTCAAAAATCTGCTGTCCGTTAAACGAAACACCGCCTGGAAGAACAATGTCTTGGAACTTAGAAAGGTTTGAACCCCACTGTCTTTTAAAGAGAGCGGTGACGTATTCTTTGAGAAGTCTGTCTTGATATACTTTACCAAATAGTTCTGGGTCGATTGTTGCCCAACCTTCAAGAACAAGAAAGTCACCGACCTCAACTTCTTTTGACCAGTCCATATCAATGTAGAGTTTCATAGTGCTTCGATTGAACCGATATGATTTGGCAGGGTCAAGCATCTGTTGAACAAGTGCCATATTTTGTCTAATCA